GAGCAATTCGTCCAGATCGGCACGTCACAGAGTGAGACGGGCATCGAAATCAGTAGCCCCGCGTCACTGTTTGACGACCTCGCCACTATCGAGCGGTCCACTGTCGTTGACCTCACGTCGACGTTCGGCACGTCAGTCATTCGTGACGAAATCGCAAGTAGTGGATCGGGTGCTGTCGCACAAGACCCCGATGCGTCGACGGGTGAGATCGTCTTAACGACGGGCGGGACAGCCGACTCGGACATTCAACTCCAATCTGCCGAGTATGGCCGATACACGGCAGGCTACTCAGCGCAACAGGGCATGGGTATCCGCATCCCCGACTTGCCGACCGATAGCGAATCTGAAGCGCGGTGGGGGTACTTTGACGACGACAACGGGTTTTACTGGGGTTACGACGGCGACACCGGGGAGATGTTCGTTGCCCGGCGGGGCGGCGGCACGGAAACCGAGCGCGTAACGCGGTCGGAGTGGAACCGCCGGGACATTGACGACGTTCTCAATCGGGAGTGGTCCCCCTCGGAGGGTGACATCTTCCAGATTGACTTTTCGTGGTACGGCTACGGCATTATCCTCTTTTCCATCGTCACGCAAACAGACAACGACGCCCTGCCGTCGTCGCCACGGCAGCGGACCATCCCCGTCCACGCCTTTGCTGTCACGGACGAAACCAGCACGTCCGACCCGAACGAACCCATCCGTGTCGTCGCCGAAAACGGCACGAATGGCGAGGACTTCGACGTTCGAGTTGGTGGCCGACAGTTCTCAGTCTTCGGACAAGCCCCCGAGGAGGCCCGCGTCACGTCCGAGACGACGATCAACCGAACCGTGTCAGATGGCTCGTGGACGTTCGTACAAGCGTGGCAACGGGATATTGCTGAAGGAAATGCCAACTCGAAACTGAATATCCGGGGCTTGTCCCTATCGACGAACGGCGACGTTCGGTATGCCATCGTCATCAACCCCAACACGTCGGGGAAAACCTACGGAACGCCGTCGCTCACGAACGACGACGAAACGCTCTTGAAGGTATCGACGACCGGCACGTATGACGGCCTTGGCAGTGGGACGAAAGTCTTTGGCGACCACATCGACGCGACGGGCGGCGGGCCGAGTCCCGTGCAAGGCGAGGGGGACGCCGACGTGAACGTTCGACTCGGGCAGAATAACGAAATGGTCCTGCTGGCGAATGGGATCGGTAACTCGCCAACAGTGACGGCAACACTGCGTATGGTCGAAGACTGGTAAGCGCCAGGGGTCGTAACAATGCGACTGCAAGAAGACTATTGACCGGCCCGGACTCAGTCGTGATATGGGCAGGGCAGGTCCCGACCGCACACCTCGCCGTCGCTTTTCACCTCGTCGCACGTGCCCACGTCCTCGTGTGGGCCACACTCACCACACCAGGTTGTCTCGTCGGTGTCGATCACGTCGCCGGATAGCGGCGTCAAGTGTTCGTCGGTACAGTCCCGCTCGGTGTGCAGTGTCGCGCCGGTCCACGAATCGCCGCTTTCGACTGCCGCGTAGTACGTCGGTGGCATAGTCGCCACTCGTCGCGCAACCAAGAAAAAGGTAGTCGGTGGCCCGATACGACAGGGAACTACGCCATCAGGCCGTCGTGATGGTGTAGGCCTTGACGTGTGCGCCGTTGTCCTCGGCAGTCAGACAGCCGTAGGAGTCCACCGCAAACTGCTCCTGCGGTGCCACCTTGGCCAGCGGCTTGATCTGCGTTTCCTGTAGCATACTCATGTAGTGCGCGTCGAAGTTGACTGTGTATGCCTGTCGGTTGGTCGTCGTCGCGCCCACGTCGCCGACGCGCGTGATGGCGTTGGTCTTCATGATCGGGACGTTGTCGAGGGTCAGCGCCTCGAACCCGGCCCCGATTTCGGTGACGTTGCCCTCGTAGCGCTGCTGGCTGACCAGCGAGTTGCGCACTTCTTTGTGCCAGTCGAAGTCAACGATGACCGCCATGTTCTCGCGGCGGGCACCGTCGTACTCGGCATCGTCGATAATGTCCCGCGTGGCGTCCTCGTAGTCTTCGGGGTTGGCGTTCGTCGGGTCGCCGAGGTCGCCGACGACTTCGCCGTCCTGATTCGTGATCAAGTCGTCGAGTCCGACGAACCCGTTGGCGTCGTTGTTCGCCTGCCCGAGGATTAGTTGGCGTTCCTCCTCCTGTCGCATCGCGCGGACGAACGCCTGTTCTTGCGAACTCTCGGCGTTGCGCAGGTTCGACGACGCGAGGATCAGTTTGTCCTCCAGTCGCGTCGCGGCACCGTAGCCGAACACGTCGAACGACACGGTATCGTCGTAGGTCGGGTCACTGTAGGAGAAGGACCCTTCGGTGTCGTTGGTCGTCTCCAGACCGTGGGAGATTGTCGGGTGGTCGGTCAGCGGCGTCGGGACCACTTCGTCGTCCTGCGTGGTCACGCGCGGGATCATGTCCGCGAGCGGCAGCATCTCTGGGTTGACGACGAAAATCTCGGGGATGATGTCGAGCGGGAGTGTCCAGTCCCCGGTGTCGAGATTCTTCCGAATCTCTTTGGTCGTCTCACCGAGTCCGAAGCCCTTCTTCTGGAGCGCGTTCCAGGCGTTCAGGACCGTCGGAGTGCCCTCATACTCGGTCCCCTTGACGAGCGAGGAAAGGTCCGCGACGGGTTCGCGGGCCAACTGCTCGAAGCGGTCCTTCTGGAGTTCGATGGGCGCTCCGTCGCCGCTCTTGAACCCGCCGGGGTCACGGTAGACCGTCCCGTCGGGGAGGTCGCCGAAGGACCGCTGATACAGTCGGTCCTTGTTTTTCTTGATGTACTGCTTGCTACGCACCGCGCCAGAGTTGTGTGCAACGTCCATTGTTAGTCACCAGCCTCGTATTCGTTTGCCGCCTCGGCGTAACTGGGCATCCCGGACGATCCGGTGGCGTCGTCAAGGGCCGCTTCGCGCGTGCCCTCGCCGTCGTGGCCCTTGCTCATGTTGGCCTCGTCGGCCCGCTTCTCGACGCCGTCGGTGTCGGCACCGTCGGACTCCTCGGCACCGGCCTCCATCTCCTCACCGTCGCCACCGTCGTCGACGCTGTCGATGGCGTCCATGATGGCTGAGAGGTCCTTTCCTTCGGCGGCCTGCACGAGGTCGAGCACGTCGCCCGCACCCATGCCATGCACGTCGCCGAGTTCGGCGGCGGCCTCCTGGGGGCTGTCCTGTTTGTCTGTCTCGTCGTCGTCCTCGTCGTCGTCCATGTCGTCGGCCTTGTCAGACTCGACGGCGTCTTTGAGCGATTCGATAGTGTCCTGCATCGCGTCGACACTGGCCGCGAGTTCGGCAGTCGACGGCCCGCCGCCGTCGCCACCGCCCGCGTCGTCGCCGTCGGGGTCGTTCTGTTCGGAACCCATAGCGTCCGATTTTGTGGCGTCCGTGGTAAGCGTGTCGCCGTTTTCGGGGTTAGCGCCGGTAAGCGACTGGCCACAGTCACACGACTTCGCGGCCCGTTCGAGCGGGACGTGTTCGGCCATCCCGTAGATTGACAGCCCGGTGAGTTCGCCCGACTGGATGCGTTCCCAGGCGTCGGCGGCCCACTCGATGCCGACCATCCACGTTCCCGCGCCGTACGTCTCGGTGCCACCGCCGGGGAGGTCGAACGTCCGATCCTCTTTGAGAACCCACGACTCGACGGGTTCGCCCTCGCCGTCGATCAACGAGTGGTCCGTGTCCACGCCACCGCCAGATTTGAGAAAGTCGTGGGCGGCCTTCTCGACCGTCGGCGTTGGGACCACGTCGCCCTCCTTGTCGGGTTCGCGGGGGATCATGGCCGCCGCGTAGCTGATACGCTTCTCGTCGGCGTCTGACTTGTCGACAACCAACCGAGAAACGGTTTCCTTGTCGTACTCGGTCTTGTGGGATTTGAACATGGTCCACTTCGAGTCCACCGCCGGCACGTCGACGCCACTGACGAGGTCCACACCCACGTCGGAGATGAGACCGCTTCCCTGCGCCAGCGCCTCGCGTAGTTGCTCGACGTTGCCGGTGTCGGCCTTGGCTTCGGCCTGGAGTGCGCCGCAAATACTCTCGGCGCTGTCCATGTCGTGGCCCTCCTCGTCGGTCATGGTCGTCACGCAATCGTCCCAGTCGTCAAATCCTGCGAACGGCACTATCGGATCACCATACACCCGAGAAGGTACACCGTGACGAAAAGGATACGGGGCTATTCCGTCTCGCCGACGCCCTGCGTGTCGAAGGTATCGGTGCGGTCCTCGTCGATCGTGAACTCGTCAGTCCGGTCGTTGTCCACACTGGCGCTCGTCTTTCGCCGGAGTGGGACGAGTGAGTCAACCAGCCCGGTGACGGTCGCCCCAGCACTCGCGGCGGCACTGACAGCCTTTGCCTTCGAGATGCCCGCCGCCGCTGTCGCACCCGCCGCGGCAGCGCCGACGACACGCTTTGCCTTGAGGAGTGCCCCGACGGCAGTGTCCCCGGCGAACGCTTGTCCGGCGATGTCCTTCCACCCCGTCGTGTTGCCCGTCGCCGTCGCGCCCGCTTCGGCCTCGCGTTCGACGTTGTACGTCCCGTCGAGATTCAGCGTCCCGTCGAGATTCAGCGGCGACCCCTGCCGCGTCTGCCCGGCGTCGACGACGAGCGTCTGCCCGGCACTGACAGTCTCGGGCGACCCCGTCGACAGCGTGGCCTCTCCAGCGTTCAGCGTGCCGTCGATATTCAGCGTCCCGTCGACGTTGACCGGCCCGCCCGTCTCTGTCGTGCCCGCGCCGATAGTGTCCGTTTCGCCTTGACCGACGGTGATCTGTGGCATGGGTGATTAGTCCAGCAGGTCGACCGACAGCTCACCCGCGGCGAAAAAGACGCGCGTCTCGTCGGCGAAGTCCTGGGGCGCGTCGGTGATGTTCGCCCGGAAGTATTCGAGCGCCGTCGCGTCGTCGGCGTCGCTGTCCTTGATGGCGAACTCTTGTACGGTGATCGACGACCCCGCCGTCACTTCGCCGAAGTTGATCTCGGCAGCGTTCTCGAAGGCCGTGTTTGTCCGGGTCCATCCCGACCCCACCGTGACGCCGACACGCCCGTTCTGGAGGTCGCCATTCAGTTCGTTTCCGAGATCGTCGTACAGGGTGACGTACACCGTGGCCGGCGGTGGCGTGATGTCAGTACCCGACGTAAAATACTCGGTCAGTTCAGCGGCGAAGTCCGCGCCAAAGTCGTTGGTCATGCCCGACAGTGTGTCGTCCGGCGAGAAAAGGCTACGGGGCTATCCAGTCAGTTCGGCGATGGCATGGCGTCGGCACAGCATCGTTCCGTCGTCGGTCAGCCGCACGTCCGCGCCGTCGTCGCACCGCTCGCAGGTCTGTGGTGGGTGCTCGT